GTCAACGATAAGGTAAAGGCTTTAAGTTCTGACACCAAAAAATTAGATGCTTTAGTAGGTGTGGGTTCTGCAATAGCTGGAGGTTTTCAGGCAGCATCTGGTGCAATGGCTTTATTTGGATCAGACTCAAAACAGGTTGAAAAGGCTATCCAAAATGTTATTGCTGTACAGGGTGTTTTAAATGGGGTTCAACAGGTTGGACAGTTTTTAACAGCTAAAGGTATCGTTCAGGATCAGATAGCCAATGCGGGAATGTTTATAAAAGCTGGCGCTTTAAAACTTGTTACTGCTGCTCAATGGTTGTGGAATGCTGCTATAAGCGCTAACCCAATCGGGCTTATTGTAATAGCTATCGGATTATTCACTGCGGGGATATACAAACTAATTAAAGGGTTAAAAGACGGAACGATAACTATTCAGGATATTACAAAGGTTCTTTGGCGTATAATAATGCCGCTAACACTTATCGTTGATTTGTATAAGTATCTTACCTCGGCATCCAAAGAAGCAGAAACAACGCTTCAAAAAAACTCCCGTTTAGCCAGTGAGCGCCACGAAAAGGAACTACAAGAGATAAGAGATACAAGAGCCGAACAGGCAAAGGCCCACGCTGAAAGATTAACCCAATTCGATTTAACTATTGCCCGATTAGATGCTGAGGGTAAAAGCACAAAGGCATTGCGTATTGAAAAGGCTGAAGCCATCTTAGAAGAACAAAGATTAATCTTAGAGGCTAATCGTAATATTATCAATTCGATTATCCAGCGTTACGAAACAGAAGCGGCTTTAAGAGGTAAGTCTTTGGATGAGTTCTTAAAGTCAATCGGCATTAATAAAGCGGCCAGCGAAAAACTATTTACCGATACTATTAAATCGCAGGAGGATGCTGTTTATGCTGCTGAGACTTCTGTTATTGCTATTCGAAACGAATCAAACAATACTCAGGTTGAGGACGTAGAAGAAAGGTTAAAAAAAGAAGCAGAACTAGCCGAAAAAGCCAGACTAGCACAAATAGAGTTTGATGAAATGATCCGGCACAGGAAAGAGGATGCCGATAAATTATTTAACGAAAGACTATTAAAAGAACAGCAAGACAGAATGGACGCTGAGTTTGATCTGTTAGAGGCTAATATTGACAGAGAAAATGCAATGCGTGAAGCACAAGAGGCTGAGGAAGTAGCTAGACAGCAACGAAGAATTGCCTTAGCCGAAAGTTATTCAAAGTCAGTTATTGGTCTATCAAATTCTATTTTCACCATAACAAATAACTTAGGCAAGCAAGATGAGGCAAGCCAAGAGAAAAGAGCGCGTAGACAGTTCAACATAAAGAAAGCTCTTGATATGGCCGAAGCTGCTATTGACGGAACTAAGGCGGTGCTATCTACTTTTGCTAATACTCCGGGCGGAATAATAATTAAAGGACTTGCCGCTACTGCTGCTGGTATATTTGCGTCTGCTAAGATAGCCGCAATAGGCTCTGCACAGTTTAATGGTTCGGGCGCTTCATTGGGAGGTTCAATTTCAAGCACCGATTCAAGTGGAGGCAATGCCTTACAAAATGTAGGCAACACAACGCCTAATACACCGATTCAAGCAGGAAGTACATTCTTAAATCAGGAACCTCAAAAGGTTTACGTAGTAGAATCAGATATTACTAAGACTCAGAAGAAAGTCGGAGTTATAGAATCGCTCGCGTCTTTTGGGTAGAATCCGCAAAAACATACCGCATCTACCTTTATAGGTATGGATGTAGTAAATCTTATATTCCCAAACCGTAATCAATTATACTTTGAGATTGCACTCGTAGATGAACCTGCGATTGAATCGGAAGTTATGATGTTTAATAAAACCGACTACCAATTTAAAGAGGTTGAAGGTGAAGAGGGTCTTATGATGGGTTATTTAATGATAGCCGAAAAAGAAATCCTTAGAATGGATGCCAAGCGTGGTGCTTACAAAGTCAAGTTTCCAAAAGAAACTATTGACATGATGATTGAGAATTTCCAATTAAACAACCAAGCAAAGAATATAAACTTCATGCACCAAACGGGACAATTCGTTGAAGGTGTATTTGTTCGTAATCATTGGCAAATAGATTCTAAAAAAGGAATCGTTGCACCTAAAGGTTTTAAAACAGAAGCGGATGGTAGTTGGTTTGTTGTTCTTAAATGTGAGAACAATGAAGTTAAAGAAAAGTTTAAAGCAAACGCAATTAACGGTCTAAGTCTCGAATCAAAATTCGTTGAAGAGGCAATCGATAAATATTTCAAAACAGATATTTCAAAAGTAGAATTAACAAAAACAAATACCAAAACCCTTTATAATAAATTCAAGAATATGAATATTGATTTAAAAGAAGCATTTAACGCATTTGTAGAATATTTTTCTAAAGAAGAAGCACCTGCAAAAACTGAAAAGTTTGAAGAACTTGTTTTAGTTGACGGTGAAACAAAAGTAATGATTGATCCTGAAGTAGCGGTAGGTTCTGCAATCGCTTTATTTGATATGGAAGGCAACGCCATTCCTGCGCCAATTGGTTCTTATGAACTACAAGACGGTAGAGTTATCACAGTAGAAGTTGAAGGTGTTATTGCTACGGTTGTAGAAGCGGCAGTTGAAGGTGAAGAACTTGATGCTGAAGTTAAACCAACTGAAGGCGCAAAAGAAAACGCGGCAGTAAAAAGATTAATCGAAAGAATTGAAAAGGTATCTGAGTTTGAAAAACAAATTGCAGAACTAAAAGAAGAAAACGCCAAAGCAAAAACTGAAAGCGAATACTTCCATAAAGAAAATGATGAATTGAAAATTAAGTTTTCGGACTTAGAGAAATTCACAAAAGAAACTTTAGAAACTATCAAAGGATTGGTAAGTTCTGAAGAGGGTAAAGCGCCCGTTCAAGATGTTAAAAAGCCTTTTGAATTTAAAAAGAAAACAACTATTTATCCATTTTTAAACAAATAAAATTATGTCTTTAGACGTATCAGCAATCACAGCCTATATTGAGAATAACGATTTCCAATTAACAGGCGCAATCCAAGTTTCACCTGAGTTAACTGCGGCAGGAGCAACTTTAGTAAAAGCAGTAAAAGGAGATACTAAATTGCATTTTTTATCTACTGATGTTATTTGGCAATCAGGCGGTGGTTGTGCTAGAACAGCCGCAGGAACAACTGTAAGAACAGATGTTACTATGACGGCAGGTCGTATCGCAATCGCTGAAGATTTATGTTTCGATGATTTAGCAGGTAAATGGGACCAAACTTATATGAAGGATGGTTTGCTTAATGGTATTCAAACAATGCCTGAAGAGTTTGCTAGAGTTTATTGGGCAGAAAAAGAAGCAAAACTAAAACAAACTACTGAAATTGCGGACTGGCAATCCGATTTGGCGAGTGGGTCAGCCAACTATAATAAATATGATGGTTGGATTAAAAAAATAGATGCAGGTTCACCTGTAAACGGTAATACGGGTTCTGTTACTTCGGTAACGACTTCAAATATTATCGCTGTATTGGATGCAATGTTTTTAGCAATCCCTACTAATCTAAAATTTAGAACAGATTTAAAATGTTTCATCCCTTGGACTTGGTTTCAAATGTATGGTGTTGCAACACGCAACGCAAATTACTTTGCAACTTCAGGCGGTCAAGAAAACATTGCGGTAATCTTAGGTACAAGCGTTAAACTAGTACCTACTTATGGTTTAGAGACATTGACTTATAAAAGAATGTTCTTGACATATCATGAAAATTTGGTTATCGGTTTGGATTTGGAGTCTGATGAAAAATTCACTTCACGTATTGACCCTGTGACTAATAAAAAGATTTTAGTTGATTGTCAATTTACTCGTGGAACTGCAATCAAATTTACAGAGGATGTAGTTGAGTTTACATTATTCGGTTCTTAAGAATAAAAATTAAATAACGGGGGTGGTGAAAATCCATCCCCATTTTAAAATATAAAAACATGGCTTGTGTATTAACAACAGGATTCGATTACGAATGTAACAACGGTGCGGGTGGACTTAAACAAGGCTCTTTATTAATTACTGATTGGGATAACGTACAAGGTGGTGCAACGATTACGGCAGGTGAAATCACTGCGTTAACTCAAGTTGCAGGAACATCTTTCAAACGTTACAAGATTCGTAAAGAAATCATGGCATTTGACGGAACGTCAACTACTGACCCGTTAACAGGTTCTAACGTACTTGAGACTGTGGTAACGGCGGCTTTATACAAACTTTCAAAAACTAAATCAGTTGAATTGAAACTTGCACAGGGTACACCGCTAATGGTTATCGTACAAGATAACAATGATATTTATCATGCTTTCGGATATGAGAACGGAGCAGAACTTTTAACTGTACAATCAATGTCAGGTAAAGCAATGAACGAAATGAACGGTTATAACTTATCGTTTACATCGAGAGAACAAAACCGCTACACAGTAGCAAGTGCATTAATGGCAACAATCTTGGTTGACGGTGAAAACTCTTAATTAAGTGTTGATTAAAAATTAAGAAAAAGGCTGACGAAAACTCAGTCTTTTTTTTTAACTTTACGAATATGATTATACGAAAAGAATGTTTAGGGTTGAAGTTCAAAAAGAAGTCTCCCTTTAATGCAGAGGTTTTTAATGTTACTATTACTGATGAACCTGAAAACTTTGCTTTATACAAGGTGTTAGAGTTAGATGTTTTTGAGCATAACATTCCACCGATTGCAAGTGTTGAAACTGAAACGGTAGAAGAAGTAAAACCTAAAAAGAAAAAGAAAGATTAAGATGGTATTAACTAAGTCAACAGTAAATTCAAATATCCCTCTAACGTTGTACGAAAAGACTACAATCGTTGGAACTGTTTATTATTTATTTGAATTTCAGAATGACCAAACAAAAGTTAAATACTATCAAATTTTTACAGATGTTTCAACAGCAGGTTCAGCAAGAGTGCGTTCTAACTTATTCAACATTGAAGTAATTAATTCAGGAAGCGGAGCAAACAAAATAATTTTAGGCAATACAGGACTTTATCACTATACTATTTACGAACAGGCTTCATCAAGCAATTTAGACCCTACAGGGTTAACGATTGTCGAGAGAGGGCAAATGAGATTAATAGATACTGAAACAAGTCAGTACGTAGCCCATGAAATTGACATTACATACGTAGCACACACAGTAACATTATGAGTCATACTTATTTATTTGGCAAATCTGAAACGCTCCAAAAGTTTGGGGCTTTAGAACTTCCTGTTTTTAAAGTTGATAATCAGTTAGAGTGGGTTATTAATGGAATGATGAAAGGTTGGAAAAACCTTCAACCACAGTACTATAATTTTCTTTATCAAACTTCGGTAAAACAACACGCAATAGTTGATGCTAAAGCTAGATATACTTATGGTAAAGGTTGGGCTGTTGACCCGTTGGGGCTTCAACACACCACAGAACTTATCGAACTTAAATCTTTCATTAAGAAAGTAGAGAAAAATAAAGTAACTCAAAGATTTATATTAGACCGTGTTATTCAAGGCGGTTTTTGTGCTGAAATGATTTACGATAAAGGCAATAAACGGGTTATGCCTTACCATGTAGATTTTAGTTATATACGTGAATCGAAACCCGAATACAATGCAGACGGAACTTTAAAACCTGTTTTATATTTTTATACTTCAGATTGGAAAGCACAACGCCCAAAAGACAATAAAGATTTTGTAGTGTTTCATCCATTTGACGTAAATGAAAAACCTGATTCAAGTAAACGTTATTTAGTTTACTATAAAGATTACAGACCTGACTTAGGGGCTTATCCTTTTCCTGAATACATGGGCGGGCTTCCGTACATTCAAGCTGATGCAGAGGTAGGTAACTTCGTTTACAACAACGTTAAGAATGGATTTACGGCAGGATATTTATTTAACTTTTTTCAAGAATTAAATGAGGAGCAAAGAGGTGCAATTGAAAGACAATTAAAGGCTTCTAAACACGGTAGCGAAAACGCAGGTGACCCGCTTGTTGCGTTTAATATGCCAAACGACCAACCTGCTACTGTAACTCCTATTGTTGCTAACGGGCAAGACGATAGATACAAACAACTAAACGAGCAAATTAGAGACGAGATTTTCACGGCTCATAGTGTTTCTCCTTTAGTAGTTGGAATGAAAGGTGATAATGGATTCTCAAATAACGCAGACGAAATAAGAACGGCTGTTGAGAATTTCATTGAGGGGTATGTAAAACCTGCTCAAGATATTTTCAATGAATTTATGAACGCTGTAATTGATTTTAACGAAATCAAAGGAAACGTTTATTTAGAAAGATTAGATTCAATTCAAGACCAATTGTCAGAGGCAACCATGTTACAAGTTGCAACTACTGACGAGATACGTCAACGCGCAGGACTTCCTGTTTTAAAAACTCAATCTAATTTAATTGCAGACAGTTTAAAATCATTATCTCCTTTGGTAGCGAATAAGGTTTTAGAATCAATGAGTGCGGCAGAGATACGTTCATTAATTGGATTAGATACTATTGAGCCTGTTGTAAGAACAACTGTAACGGAAGCAAAAGAATTTTCAGATATTAATTTAGGAATTAAAGACGAAGATTGTGAACTATTATATTCAGAACAACATAGATTTGAAAGCATTGAAGACGCAATTTTAAAGCAGGAAAGTTTTAGACAGGCGTTTGCAAGTTCTTTAGAGAAATCAATTTTAGGAATGTTGCAGGATAATCCTGACTTAACACCAAAGGAATTAGCAGAGGTTTTAAAAACACCAAAAGGAACTATTTCAAAGGCTTTAAAATCTTTGGAAACACAAGGCTTGTTAAGTAGCGGAGTTGTAACACCTGAAGGTGAACTTGAGATTGAGGAGTTTAAGATAGTTTATAAATACGTTGTACGTAATGACGTACCGCCTGTTGAATCAACTAGCAGACCGTTTTGTATTAAGTATATGAACCTGTCTAAATCACGTTCATTTACAATAGAAGATATACAAACATTAAGTGCAATTGAAGGTTATGATGTATTTGCTTTGCGGGGTGGTTGGTATCACAATCCTGAAACAGATAAGACTACAGCCTATTGCAGACACGTATTCGAAAGTCGTTTAGTAAGAATGAAATAATATGGCAAGAGGTTTATTTATATCAGAAACATTTGTAAAGGAAAATTCAGAGATTGATGAGAACGTCGATATGAAACTGATTAACCCTACTATTTGGTATTGTCAAAAGGAGTATCTAGAAAAAACTTTAGGTACTAATTTGTACAACGATTTAATTGCGTCAATAGTTGCAGGAA